CCCGGCGTTCCTGCTTGCGGTTGGCAACGTCCCTCTGATCGAGGATATTGCCAACGTTAGTAATATGGTGCGCGATTTCTTCTGCCAAGATACAGGCACGCTGGCGATAAGAGCGCATTCTGATATTCATGGCAATTATTCCGTCTTTATATAAAGCTTTAATGCGATCGCTTTCAAAATAATAGTCAATAACTTCTATTCCACGGTCAGCAGCTTCCTGCTCCATGATTTCAAGATTATTCAAAAAAATCACCCCTGATTATTTTTTCTGTTTTTAACGAACTCCGCGAATTGAAGGATTTCTTCCAGTTCACTATCGGTATATTTGGCTCCATCGAAGTGGGCTGCGAAGGTGCTTAATTGTGGTTCTTGAATCAGTCCAAGCAGCTCATCTGCGGAAACATTTAGTATATCAGATATCTTTTTTATAGTTTGCACATTTGGTTCACGTTTTCCACTTTCATAAAGCGAATAGGTTGATTTCGCAACTCCTAGAGCATCAGCCATCTGTGTTTGCGTGAGCTGTCTGCGTTCACGTGCAACTTTCAAATTCTCGTTGAACTTTTCTCCCAAAGTGATCACCTCCTCTGTTTGCTTTGATTATATATACGCCCTGCAAACCTGTCAATAAAAAAGTTTACAAAATGTAAAGAAACTATTGACAAGTTTGCAAAAAGCAATTATCATATAATAAAAGTTTGCGAAACGCAAACAATTTAATAAAAGGAGGTGGGTAATAAATGTTCCGGAATTTAGACGCAGAACAGGCACGATTAAAGCTCACAGATCAGAAAGTCGCGGATAAGCTTGGGATTTCAAGAGTGTCTTACGTAAATAAGAAAAAAACAGGAAAATTTACAACTATGGAAATTAAAGCTTTATGTAAACTTTTTAGTCGCAAGTTCGACTACCTGTTTGATACCGAAGAAGAATAGATTTTCGAAAATGTGCAGGAGGAAACAACATGGCAAGTTTAAGAACGATGGTAGGACGATTCCGGAACGAACTCCGTGAGGGCGTTGCTTACGTGGCGTTCTGGAAGAACGGGAGAAGCTGGGGCGCAGAAGCGTTCTGGTTAGATCCGAGGTACAACACTATTGAGGAGGATGATACCAGAGAAATGTGGCAGATCATTAACACGGATCCGAACGCAATCATTGTGAATGGCTTTGATAGCTGCCCGTTTGATGGCAAAAGCACAGTCGAACATATGCTGGAACACATCCGATGGAGATATGAAGATCATCGCTGTCAGCTGGTTGATTTTTACAAAGACCACTGCAAAGTGAAAGACGAATTCGAAGCGCAGCCAATCATCACGGCAAAGCGGAAGGCTGTGGAGCCGGAGGCAAAGAAGCAGGAGTCCCCGCAGCTGATGGAAGCGAAGGAATTGGAACAACTGCAGGAGCTAACGCCCACGGAGGACAAGCAGCGCATCTGTAGCGCACTGGCTCCGGTGCTGCGCCTGACGCGGCACCTGGATGACCTGGTTTCCCTGCATTATGATCCGAAGACGGAGAAGGTCGAAGCCACATTCCTGAATGGAAGTGTTAAGAGAGTAAACGTGGCTGCGGATTCCGGGATCGCGATGATCCGCGACATCATCCAGCAGATTGTATAGCACGCAAGGAGGATGCGAGATGAGACTGATTGACGCGGACGCTCTGAAGGAACACATTCAGGAAGAATTCAGGCACAGGGCTCAGAATCAGGCCAGCGTGATTCAGTGGCTGATGGAAGACATTGACGCCCGGCCGACCATCTGGGCAATTGCAGCACCGGAAGAGCTGGAATCCCATGAAGAAGCTTTTTGGAACATGATTCAATGTTGGTGGAAGGAGATTATGGAGGTACGAGATGGAAGAGCGTGAAGCAAGGGCTTTCCTGGAACGTTTCACGAAGGAAGAATTGATCAATGCGATCCTTTCGAAGAATGACCGTGGGAGGACAGCTAGATCGTTCTGTTGGTCGCTGTATATTGACAAGTGCGACAACTACTGCAGGAATGCCACTCTGGAGGAGATGGATCAGTGGGACGAGTTAGAGAAGGCAGCGAAGGAGCTGGGAGTGTATTAATAGACAAGCGCAGGGAGTAAAGGTGTCCAACCAGTAGCACATACAATACAACGGAGGTGAAAAGATGAGAAGAAAAGAGCAGAAATTAACGGTTGTACGTCACTTCATCATCGATGGGAAGGAATATCTGGAATCTGAGATTTCTGAAGAGATGAAGCAGAAGATCTATAAGGAACTGGCGCGCCGGGCGATGGAGACTGTCGGATTCACGGCGGTAGAGAAGGAGGGGACTGCGTAAGCAGCCCCCGCAGGAGAGACAAGCATATCTGAAGGAGGAAAACGAAAGATGAAGTTAAAGATTGCAAGGTTAGGAATCAAGCTGATCACGCTGGCAGCATTCGCGCAGTTTATTCTTTCGGTCAGCCTGTTCGAACAGCCGGACTGGGAACCGTCGTGGCTGGCAATGCAAATTCCCATGTGGATGGTAAGCCTGGCATGGATTTACGTGTGGGGCACATCTGAGAGCTGCTAAAGCTCTGGTACGAAAGGAGAATACAATGGAAAACTTAGCGAAAGTAGAGCTGATTGCCCAACACCTGGAAGCGCGGGCTTCCGGATGGACAAGCTCCGAGCAGAACCTGGATGCTCTGCTGGCAGCTGTCCAGGCAATCGAATTGAAGGAAGCAGGAGACGAGATCAAGCGAATTTCGGACGGGCTGAGACTGCCGAAGGTGAGCGCATGAAGAAGATAATGTATACCTGCGATCGATGCGGGAAAGAGATTGAGCATCCAGAAGAGCTTCGGGCTATTTATACGCATCCGAACTATTCTGAAGAAGATCATGTGCGCGAAGAAAGCATCCTGAATGATATGGATTTCTGCCCAGAGTGTATAGAGGGCATCAAGACCTTTGCTAAGAAGCCGCTGTCGGCTGCTCCGGAGGCGGCAGAGACTGCGAAGCCGAAAGGAAAACCCAGAAGAAAGAAAATCAATAAGGAACTGGCTTGGTATCTATATATGCAGGGCGTAAAGATTCTGGACATCGCAAAGGAATTTGATGCGCAGCCATCCAGCATTCATACGCTGCTGTCAAAGATGCGGAAGGAGCGACTGGACGAAAACGGAAAGATTAAGGAGGAATACAGAGAAGATGAAGACGAAGGATTTGAAGGGTATCATTAAGGTTAGCACGAATCTGGAGGTTAGCACACATACATTCCCGGAAGGAACATTAGAGGAGCAGAGAAGGCAGCTGTGCGCGTTGATCGGCAACGGCTGCACGATGCTGGAAATGGTTCGGCCGAGGCGGCTGTATGGCAATTCAGTGGGTGAATTAGAGCATACGCTTGAAATCCTTGAGAAAGGAAAGAGTAAAGCAGTTGGAATGCTGGTAGATGAAGAGTTCCTGTGCAGGGACAATAAGCCGGAAATTAACATGATCGGTTCCTATCTGTATGAAAGCGACAAGCACGGCTCTCCGATTTTGGGGAATGTTCTCTTTGTTGGCCTGGCATATGGAGAAGATGGTGGAGTTGACTTCACCGGTATTGAAGAGGGCGTATTTGAGAAGTTATCTGCGCAGCTCCTGATGCTAAGCCTCAACCTCAAATATGTGGCTCAGTTCTTGGAAAGCAGTTTTGAGGAGGCGATGAGAGCGGAATGACACACGAAGAATTCATAGAGGCGCTCTATCAGGTGGAGGATCGTCTGGAAGAGCTGCTTCACAAACCGTCTGAGGAGGAGTTCCGGGCGATCAACCTGGTGTATATGTATCACCCGGCAATCAGTCATACATCAGACAAAGGACGAGAGCAGATTACGGAGCTGTATGCAGTGTTTGGTATGACACTGATCTGGGATATGATTCCCAGGGCGGAGGCGATCCTGAAGGCGGAAGATGCAGTGACAGAAGCAAAAGTTGCGTATGAGAATGCAGAGCAGGCTCTGGAGGAGCTGCACACCTGCGAGAGATTGCCGCAGAGCAGGGAATAAAGAAAAGGTCCCGGAGCGCCGAGGCGTTCACGGGACCGGATACAACACTTACAGTATAAGCGATCAGGGAGAAAAACGCAATGGAAAAAATCTTAGGGTATGAAATGACCGTGGGCCCGGACAAGGGGACCTACGTGAGCGCAGAGCAGGCATTTCAGTATGCTCTGGAGCGCATGAAGCAGGAAAACGAAGAGGCAAAGAAGGCGTTCCTGGACTGGTACTATTCCGGTGAAGGCTGGGAAGGCGTAAAGGAGGGGACAGTATGCTGATGATTGTCCGCTATTCGAAGCCGATCCGCTTCCCTTCCGGCAACTGCAGCAACATTCAGTGCATAAGCGGGGAGCCGGAAGAGATCCGGGAGAAGGCGGAGAAGATCGCAGAAGAGAACGGCGCCAAAGTGGTGCAGATCGCATAAGGAGGAGACAGAAGATGAAGTTATATGAAATTGTGGAAGGGCTTGTAAAGCTGAAGGAGATGGCAGAGGAGGAAGAAGTGTGTGACGACGTGATTGCCGACACCCTGGAAGGCCTAGAGGGAGAATTCGAGGACAAGCTGGAAGCGTGCGGCGAGCTGATGCGTCAGTGGGAAGTAGAAGCCGATGCGTACGAGAATGAGGCGAAGGCAGTGGCCAACCGTCTGAACCAGCAGGCACAGCTGCTCCGGAAGAACGTGGAACGCATGAAGGCAGCCATTGAGAATGCCATGAGGGCAACCGGCAAGGTGAAAGTAAAGACGAAGCTCTTTGACTTCGCCATCCGGAAGAACCCACCCGCGCTGCAGATGGAGCCGGGCACGGTTCCGCCCTTTGAGTTCCTGATTGACCAGGAACCGAAAATTGATAGAAAAGGTATCCTGGCCGCACTGAAGGAAGGCCGAACCATTGAAGGCTGCAGCCTGGTACAGAAGGAGAGCCTGCGGATTAGCATGGGAAAGGAGAAGAAGGATGAATAAGTTCAGATTACTCAGAGCGGATGAGATCGATTGCCGCATTGCACAGATCAGAGAGAACGGTTTATGCCTCCTACTTTATAAGGATGCCCGTGTGGATCAGAACATCCTTGACGAGACCGTAGGAGAAATGAATTGGCAGAAGTCCTATTCCAGGGAGAACGCGAACTGCACGGTTTCTATCTGGGATGAAGCGAAGAAGATGTGGATCAGCAAGGAGGACACCGGCACGGAGAGCAATACCGAGAAGGAGAAGGGACTTGCTTCCGACTCCTTCAAGCGCGCCTGCTTCTGCTGGGGAATCGGAAGAGAGCTTTACTCTGCCCCGCCCATCTGGATTAAGCCGGAAGACTGCAGGACTTTCTATAAGAACCAGAGCGGCAAGCTGACCTGTAACGACCGTTTCTATGTGAGCCGGATCGAGTACAGCGACGCCCGCAACATCATTGCCCTGGAGATCATGAACCGGAGCACCGGGAAAGTCGTGTATCGCCTGGGTAGCCAGCGACCGGCAGCAGTCTCGGCACCGGTTTCAGCGGCTCCGGCAACGAACCAGGAGCCTACAGCTCCGGCTGCTCCTTCAGCGGCTCCGGTCGGAGTTCCAGTAAATTCTGCAGAAGAACTGGTGAGTCCGCAGATGATCCAGACAATCCGGAGCAAGGCGGCAGAGCTTGGCATCAAGGAACCGAAAGTCATGATGGTTGCGAATGCAAACCGCAGAAAGCGGAACGCAAGAACCACTTCACAGCTGGAAGATTTAACAGTAGATGATTTCAAGCATCTGATGGATAAGTTTGAAGAGCAGCGAGTGGCGCTGCAGAGAAGAGCACAGATGGAAGCTCAGAGGGAGGCACTACAGACAGCATGAACAAAGTAATTCTGATGGGAAGATTAACCAGAGACCCGGCCGTTCGTTACGGCGGCCAGGATAACCAGATGGCAATCGCAGCCTTTTCCCTGGCTGTGGATCGTCGGGGAAAGAAGCAAGAAGGGCAGCCCTCCGCGGACTTCTTCAACTGCACGGCTTTCGGCAAGGTCGGTGAGTTCGTGGAGCGCTACCTGAAGCAAGGAACGAAGATTCTGCTGACGGGTCGGATTCAGAATGATAATTACACGAACCAGCGCGGCGAGAAGGTTTATTCGTTTCGAATCATTGCGGATGAAATCGAGTTCGCAGAGAGTAAAAACGCCAGCCAGAGCACGGCACAGGAATCGCAGGAGCAGCTGCCGCCTCCCGCGCCGAATAACGGTTTTATGGACGTTCCGGACGGCGTGAACGACGCTGATCTGCCGTTCAATTAGGAGCTTGTGTATGATTGAGCTGATAGGAAAGCTTTGGAAAATTAGTTGCGATCCGGTCACTGGGCAATGCCTGGTGACCTTCGCGCTGCAAAATGCGGATCGTTTTCTGGAGCAAGTACATTCTTTAACAGAAAAGTTGCTGAGCATACGAGTCGGCAAGCAGCAAAAGAAACGTTCTTTGGATGCTAATGCCTATCACTGGGTATTGGTGGGAAAGATAGCCAGACATAACGGAACGACTGACAAAGAAGAACATTATAATTTAATGTGTGATTATGGGACAGAATTGGAGGATGCTGACGGAAATGCGGCAGTAATTTATGTTCCATTACATGTAGATCTTCGCCGTACCAATACATATGTCAGGCATTTAGGTCGGCAGAGTATGCGGGGAATAAGATGTCAGAAGTGTATACTGATTAAACCATCGCATGAGTATAACAGCGCAGAGATGGCAAAGTTGATCAGAGGCACAATAGAAGAAGCGAAATGGCTGGGAATAGAAACCATCCCGCCGGAAGAACTGAAGAGAATGATGGAGGCACTGGAAGAGCATGAGCGCAGGACGCAGAAGAAGCAAGAGAACAAGAGCATGTGATATTTCGCCTGCTGTCCGCGAGATCGTGAACCGGAGAGACAAGGGCTGCATTTTCTGCCTGGCAGCTTACGAGCTTCCGCAGGGTTATATTCCGGAACTGTACCGGATGGAGATTATGCACTTTGTCTCCCGGAGCACCGGCGGCCTGGGAATACCGGAGAACCTGGCAAAAGGCTGCTTCTATCATCACCGGATGCTGGATCAGTCGCCCCGGCGAAACGAGATGAAGCTGATCTTCGAGAGCTATCTGCGCAACCACTACCCGGACTGGGAAGAGAAGCAGCTGTATTTTACAAAGGAGGGGCCAGGATGATCAAAGTAACCATTCCCGGCCGCTTCGCCGGGATGAATGAGTTCATTGAAGCCAACCGAACCGGAAAGCGGAACTGGAATAAGGCGAACACGATGAAGCAGAGGGATCAGGCGGCGCTCCTTGCCGTTCTGAGACCTTCCCTGAGAGGCAAGCGGATAAAGTATCCGATTCACCTTTCCTATCGCTTCTATGAGCCGTCTGCGCGGCGGGACAAGGACAATATCTCCGGATACTTCCACAAGATTTTCCAGGACGCCCTGGTAATCGGCGGATGGATTCCGAATGACGGATGGAAAGAGATCGAAGGCTTCGAAGATCACTTCGACATAGATAAAGGCAATCCAAGGATTGAGATCGAGATCCGGGAGGTGAACAGATGAGGGATGAAGATATACTTAAGTATGTTCCACGCGGAAGGAAAAATGCCAGAAGCCGACATATCATAGCGAAAGAAGCAGGAGTTAGCGAGCGAGTATTCCGGGATATAGTAAATCGTCTAAACCGTCAGTCGAATCACGATCTGATTATTGCAGATCAGAACAGAGGCGGATATTTCCTTCCAAAGTTTCCGGAGGATGAAGAATATTGTAATGCTTATATCAATCAGACCTTTAGCCGGGCGAACAAAGAGAAGACGAAGGCATTGGCAATGAAACGTAAATTGAAAAAGCAGATGGAGAGACATAGAGAAATGCCTGGTCAGTTGACACTGGACCTGGAAGGAGGAGCGAATGGATAAAGACAAGATCAGCAAAGCCAGTTTTCTTTTATACAATTCCTACCGTGTGATGGTGGAGGCACTTCCGGACGTGGATGCGGGCGCTCTGATGAAGGCAGTCTTTGCCCTGGCAGCCGGGGAAGAAGATCCAGGACGCAATCTCTCCGCCCTGGCGCATATCGTATATATCTTTATCGCGCAGCAGATGGCAGAGGACGAGGAGAAGTATAACAAGCGCTGTGAGATCAACCGGAAGAGCGCAGCTGCCCGTTGGGACGGCAGGAAGGACACGGATGAGACTGCAGAGCCGAAGGACGCTGCTCCGGAAGCACAGGAAGCGAAGAACGTGCAGAGCACAGAACCGGCGCAGGAAGCGGAGAACGTGCCGGAAGAACAGGAAGCTCCCGCAGATTCGGAATCATTCGCAGAATCGGAAGAAATCCTGACGCAAGAAGATACAAATGGATGCGAACGCATCATGGAAAATGCAAACGCATGCAACCGGATGCAATCGCATGCAAACGCATACGATAATGATAATGAGTATGATAAAGATAATGATTTAAAAGAAAAAGACTCCTTCGGAGTCCAAAAAGAAAGCGTTTCGGCTCCGCCTCAACCGGCGGTCGAGATCCCATTGAAGAACGGAATGCCGTATTCCGTCCCGGAGTCCGACCTGAAGGAGTATCAGGCGCTTTATCCTGGCCTTGATGTGATTCATGAATGCCAGAAGGCCGCGCGCTGGTGCCGGGATAATCCCGCCAGGCAGAAGACCCGGCAGGGCGTGAAACGCTTTTTGGGGTCCTGGCTGTCACGGGCGGCGGCTGATTCTGCCCAAAACAAGGCGAACTATGCTCAAAATGGCGGTAAAAATGCCGGAAACGAGAGAACTGCGCCCAAACCGAACCGCTTTCACAACTTTGACCAGCGCGGGACGGATTATGATGCCCTGCTGCGGCTTGTAAACTAGACGATACAGGAGAATACGAGATGGGATACGTGAACATAGACAGCGACATTGGGAAAACGCTGCGGAAGTACCGCAGGGAGCGAGGAATCACACAGGAGGAGCTTGCCGTTGCGCTTGATATGAGCATGGCAACAATATCCGCATACGAGAACGGGAGGATCATGCCTACGCCGGATATCGTGAGCCAGCTGATGGCGGAGATGAGCAAGGAGCGCCCCACGTCCTGGGCGGATACCGGCTTCGGTCCCTGGCTGAAAGATGAGTTAAAAGTGAGAGGCCTTTCGAATAACTGGCTTGCTGATCAGACAGGGATTGCATTAAGCACAGTTGATCGGTATATCAGCGGGAAATCACATCCTACGTCGCGTCTGGCCAATGAGATCGAGAGAAAACTGCTCTGGTACGACGAAGACCCGGAAGCACGGCGGACAGTGAAAAGAAAAACGGACAGACACAAAAAGCGTGTTGAAGTGGGCATTTCTCCACGGCGGACAACCGCAGATCTGGACAGCACAGCTATTTACCCGCAGGCGATCGCATCCGTGCGGAGACGGTTACGCGTTGGGCGAAAGGTGACGATCCCTGTGCGGTCGATCGATCTGGAAAATGGATGTTTTCCGACGCCGAAACAGGAGCAGGTCACAGTAACCGGGAATTATGCGTACGTCGCTGTCTTCCGGCGAAAGAACGGGATGCGGGAAAGCTATACCTGGCAGGAACTTGTCAAGATGGGAGTGTGAGAATATGCTGTATGAGATAATCGGCAAGGCGGCTATGTTGGAGCAGACCGCGGAAGAAGCCGCAGAGCTGGCACAGGCCTGCCTGAAGCTGGCACGATACGAGCGCATGGAAAATCCGGTGTATAAGACGCTGGATCAGCTGAGAGCGGATCTGGTGGAGGAAATGGTGGATGTTATCATTTGCATTGATGAGCTGAGGATAGCGGACTCATTGAACAGCTGGATGTGGCACATAGAGCGGGAGAAGAAAAAGCGGATGCTGGAGCTCCTGAAGGAAATAGACGAACGCAGGAGGGCAGCGGATGAACCGATTGACACATGAGCGCTGCAGCGGTATTAAGCCAGGCTACTGGTCACCGCAGCGGAAGGAGATTCTGATTAACCGCCTGGGACAGTATGAGGACACCGGCCTGACTCCGGCGGAGATCCTGGAACTGAAAAGCAGGCATCGGGAACTGGTAAAAGCAGTAGAGGAAAGCAGGTAGAGAAATCCCCGGCAGGCGTAACACCGGCCGGGGAAGCACAGAGTTATGATTCCTTCGTATCTCTGCAGAGCTCTTCAAGAGAAACACCGAGGGCATCGGCGAGCTTGATCGCGGTAGAGACCCGGCAATCATCACGGTTCTCTATTTCCTGGATCGTTCGCCGGGGAACACCGCTCAGCTTCACGAGGTCCGGAACAGAGAGACCTTTACTGGTTCTGATGCTTCTTAGATTCATGGTAATACCTCCATAATTGCGGAATGACATTGGCCAGCGTATAAACAGACGCACTGAGAAGCAGGACGCAGGAAGGAACAGACCAGTCAGCAGCCAGCGCACAGATCACAGCAGCCAATAAAAACAGGGTATCAAAACGTAAGGCTTTCATTTTACTTTTTCGGTCGAGTATGGTAAAATCGAGAGGGAGGGGAGTTCCCTTCCCTCTGAATCATCTGAGAGCCTGAATCAGCTGAGCAATGGATGCGATCAGGGCGGCTGTTGCAGCAACTGCCTTGATAACCAAGCCGATCAGGTTCTCTGTTCTTCTGGTGTTTCTTCTTGACATATCGACCGTTCTCCTTTCCTTGTTGATAATGCAATTATAGCACACAAATATGTGCTTGTCAATAAAAAAAGCACAATTTTATGAGCTTTTTACTCTTTACGAAAAAACAGGAGGAAAAATGGGAAAAGTAACGAAAAAGATGTTGGAGGAGTACCGGAAAACCAAGGCAGACATTCCGATTCTTCAGGCGGAACTGGAAAATATGCGGCAGGGGGAAGCCGGGATCGGAACCAGCGTGATTATGGATTACAAGAAAGGCTATCCCCGGCCGCAGAGTGTATCCGGCTTTGACTGGCCTTTATACGAGCGGAGACAGAAAGCCCTGCAGAAGAAACAGGAGAACTGTCAGGCGGTGGAGCGTTGGATTGAAGAGATCGAGGACGGCCGCACCCGCTGCGTCTTCCGGATGTATTACATCGAGGGGCTTGGATGGGAGAAAATCGCTGCCAAGCTTGGATATCATGGTAAACCAGATTATCCAAGGTTACACGTTCGGGACAAATATCTGAAAAAAATTTGGAAAAAATAAAAAAAGGTCGGAAAGGTCGGAAAAGTCGTTGTACAATATAATCAGGCAAAAAGGGTTCCGCCCTTGGAGCTTCCATAAGACGAGTTTTCCCCTGAAAACTTATTCTTTTTACCCCACAGGCCTCCTTCACGGGAGGCCATACCAAAAACAAAGCAGACACCATCGTGAGTCATAAAGTAAATTCCTCCTAGAGGCCGCCCGGCAGAAATGTCAGGCGGCTTTTTCGTGGAGAGAAAGGAGCGTCTGGATGGCATTGACAGAAAAACAGAAGAGATTTGCAGAAGAGTACCTGATGGATCTGAACGCCACTCAGGCGGCAATACGAGCCGGGTATTCGGCGAAGACAGCAAATGAGCAGGGATCACGACTATTGGCAAATGTTAGTATTCAGAAAGCAATTTCAAAAGCAATTGCAGAGCGCTCCGGCCGAACGAAGATCAGCCAGGATCGTGTGGTGAATGAGCTGGCGAAGATCGCATTCTTGAATATCGCGGATCTCATCGATCAGAACGGGAATATGAAAAGCAATGTTTCCCGTGATGATATGGCCGGCATTGAATGGATGAGAAGCAGGGGAATCGAAACAGAGAATGGATATGTAAAAGAAACCGAGTTTCGGCTGACCTCCAAGCTGAAGGCGCTGGAGCTTCTGGGCAGACACCTGGGAATGTTTACAGACCGTGTGGAACTCTCTGGACTGCAGGCGGAACAGGGCAAGCTGGACGATCTGATTCAGCAGCTTCGGGAGTAGCGTATGGGAACCGAACACCTGCTGCTTTCGGATAAGTATAAGGCATTCCTTCGCTGTGATGCTCCCGTAGAGTTCCTGGAAGGAACCACGGCGGCAGGCAAGACCACGGTAGGACTGTTTAAGTTCATGCTTAAAGTAGCAGAATCCCCGAAGAAGCTGCATATCCTTGCGGCCAAGGACATCGGCAGCGCAGAGAAGAACATCATCAATAAGGATCTGGGTATCCTGGATGATTTCGGAGTTCTGGCAGAATACAACGGCAACGGTACGAAGGAAGATAAGATTCCGCATATCCTGTTCCATACATCCTGCGGAGATAAGATCGTGTATGTCATGGGATATGGCGACCGGAAGAAATGGCAGAAGGCACTGGGCGGACAGTACGGATGTCTGTACATCGATGAGATCAATACAGCGGATATTGACTTTGTGCGGGAAGCGGCGATGCGCTGCGATTACCTGATCGGAACGCTGAACCCGGATGATCCGAATCTGCCAATATACAAGGAGTTTATCAACTGCTCCCGGCCATTGCCGGAATGGGAAGCAGAGACGCCCAGGGAAATACGAGACGAACTGAAAGAAGAACCAAAACCCGGATGGGTTCACTGGTTCTTTTCTTTTACGCATAATCTGGGGCTGAGTAAAGAGAAGCTGCAGAAAATAGTATCCAACACGCCCAAAGGCACGAAGATCTATAAGAACAAGATCGAGGGGCTGAGAGGGAAAGCAACCGGCCTGGTATTCCCTGGCTTCAACAGGAAGAAGCATGTGGTATCGGCAGCATGGCTGCATCAGCAGATCGAGGATGAGCGGATCGCCTTCCGGAAATTTACCGCCGGACTGGATACGGCGTATTCTTCGAAATCTCCGGATACGATCGCAATGATCTTCCAGGGGATCACGACAGACCGCAAGTTGATTACGCTGGCAGAGAATGTAATCAATAACACAAACCTGGATCAACCGATCGCGCCGAGTGATGTGGCGGTGAGACTGGTATCCTTCCTGGAGCAGTGCCGGAAGGAATGGGGATTTGCGAAAGATATCTTCGTGGACAACGCTGATCAGGCCACCATGACAGAGCTGGCAAAGTACAAGCGCCTGAACGGATGCCTGTACAATTTCTGGGACGCCTATAAGAAGTTCGGCATCCTGGATCGTATCAAGCTGCAGCAGGGATGGATTCAGCGGGGGGATTACCTGGTACTGGATAACTGTGTGAATCATCTGAGCGAACTGGAACGATACAGCTGGGCAGAAGATAAAGACATGCCCGAAGACAGAAACGACCACACGATCAACGCGAATCAGTACGGATGGATTCCGTATCGGTCCATGATTGGTCTCAGGGAGGAAGAAAGTTGAGCATTATGGAGAAGATCAAGACAGGCCTTCGCAGCTGGCTGAATATCCAGACGGCAGCGAAGTACAGCATAAACATCATGGAGATGGCGGACTTTGAATTATCCGCAATTATGAACCGGATCTGGTACCGGGGCGACAGCAACGAGTTGGATCAGCTGTATGCTCAGTGCAATTCTTATGCGGATAAATACAAGTTCTGGGCGTCACACAGCTCTCCGGGCATGGAGATTCGGAAGCTGCACACCGGTCTTCCGCACCTGATTGTACGGATTCTGGGAAGCATTGTCCTGGCGGATATGAATGATTTTGATTTCGATGACGCAGGAGCCAAACAGCTCTGGAACGCTATTGACGAAGAAAATCATTTGCGGTCGCTGTTGGAAGAAGTTCTGAAGGATGTCCTTGTAGTGGGTGACGGAGCTTTTAAAGTGACCTTTGACACAACGCTGAGCCAATATCCAATCCTGGAATGGTATCCGGGAGATCAGATCGAGCTGACTTACAATCGGAAGCGCCTGCAGGAAGTCATCTTCAAGACTCCGTACAAGGCGAAAGGCCGCCAGTACGTACTGTGTGAGCATTACGGAAAAGGCTATATCCGCAATGAGCTGTATGCGGGTGAGAATATGGTTCCGTTGGATACGCTGGAGCAGACAAAAGGACTGAGCGACTGGACTTTTGATGAAGATCTGATGATGGCGATTCCGTTCCGTGTGTATAAGTCAGCGAAGTATGAAGGACGCGGTGGCTCTATATTTGACAGCAAACTGGACAGCTTCGATGCGGTAGATGAAGCCTGGTCCCAGTGGATGGATGCGCTGCGGGCCGGAAGAGCCAAGACATACATCCCGGAATCCTGTATTCCCAGAGATCCGGAGACGGGCACTTTCCTGCAGCCAAATGCTTTCGATAACCGCTTCATCGCATCTGGTGACAATATGGCGGAAGGCGGTAAGAACCAGATCAACACGGAGCAGCCGGCGATTCCGCATGAGAGTTACCTGGCATCGTATATCACGGCGCTGGATCTGTGCCTGCAGGGAATCATCAGCCCCAGTACACTGGGAATTGATACGAAGAAGCTGGACAATGCGGAAGCACAGCGAGAGAAAGAGAAGACAACGCTGTATACCCGCAATGCGATTGTAGAGGCACTGCAGGAGACACTTCCGCAGGTCGTAGAAGCGTGTGTGAATGCCTGGCGTCTGCTGAATGGTCAGGCGATGAAGCCGGTGGAAGTGGATATTCCGTTCGGCGAATATGCGAATCCCTCCTTCGAGTCTCAGGTGGAGACAGTATCAAAGGGCAAGACCGGCGGCATCATGAGTATTGAAGCATCTGTGGAGGAGCTGTACGGCGATTCCAGGGACGAAGAGTGGAAAGCGGAAGAGGTTGCCAGACTGAAAGCAGAGCAGGGCATTGCAGAGCTCTCAGAACCGGAGGTCAGCATAGAAGGAGTACAGATCAAGGATGATGAAGGTCAGAGTGATGAATCGCCTGTACCAGATGAGCAGGAAGGAATACCGGGGACTTCTCAGAGTAGCGTCTGAGCAGGTCCCTTTTGGCATTTATGCGGTAGAGAAAGCCGATTACGCGGAACTCCGGAACGATTCCTGTGAGAGCCTTACACAGCTGAAGCAGAAGATCCGGGAATACCGCGGCCAGGGCTTTCAGGTACATAGCAACAGAGGATAAACCGGATGGCAGAAGAATACGACATTTCACGGGCGTTCGAGCGAATCGAAGAAGAACTGATTTCATCCATGATCCGGAATATGGACCGGCACCGGGCGGAAGAGAGCGCATACGGTTATGAATGGAGCCAGTGGCAGGCGGAACAGCTGCGGAGCCTGGAACATTACCGGGCAGAGAACCAACGAAAATTCGGCAGACAGTTCTCCTCCCTGAATCAGCGGATTGAGAACGCGATCCGGGCCGCGCATGAGACCGGCGGCATGGAGCAGGAAGAAGAAATCCTGGATGCCATCCGCCGGGGCTTTACCGGCTACAGTCATCTGCCGGATGCCATGATCCAGGGCATCTTCTTCCGGGTGAATCAGAGGAAGCTGGATGCGCTGATCCAGGCGACAACGAACGATATGCGGACAGCGGAGACAGCGATTCTTCGCATGGCGAACGACCAGTACCGGAGAGTCGTATTCGATGCACAGGTATATGCCGCGAGTGGCGCCGGTACGTATGAGAAGGCTGTGGACATGGCCACGCATGACATGCTGGCGGCCGGTCTGAACTGTGTCCAGTATAAGAACGGCGCAAGGCATACGCTTGCCGATTATGCGGATATGGCGATTCGTACCGCCTGCAAGCGCGCAAAGCTGCAGGGAGAGGGGCAGAAGCGTCAGGAATGGGGTGTCTCCACGGTAATCATGAATAAGCGCGGGAATCCCTGTCCGAAGTGCCTGCCCTGGGTAGGAAAGGTACTGATCGATGATGTGTGGAGCGGAGGCAGTCGCAAAGACGGGCCTTATCCGCTGATGAGTACGGCGATCGCAGCCGGGCTGTACCATCCGCGATGCAAGGATGGTCATACGACTTACTTTGAGGGGATCAGCACGCCGCCGGACAGCAAGTTCACAAGAAAAGAACTGAAGCAGATCGAGAACGACAACCGGAAGGAAGCTCAGAAGAAGTACGCAGAGCGGCAGCGGGGGAAGTTCGGACGGCTGGCAGATTACTCGCTGGACCCGGAGAACAAAAGGCGGTACACCGCCAGGAAAAATGCCTGGGAACAGGAAAAGGCAGTTGAAAGCCGCGGTGGAAATGCTATAATGACTTACAAGGGAATCCCTAAAACGTGGAAGCGTCTGGAAGGAACCGCTGACGATTTGGATTTGAAGAAAGTGAATCCGAATTACCGTTGGGCTAATAGCGATGAATATTCCAGAAACTGTTATAACTGTGTTGTTGCATACGAAATGCGTATGCGAAAGTACGATGTAACAGCGCAGCCGGAGAGAAAAAACAAGTATCTCTCAAGACATCCGGAAGCTGCATGGGTGGAACCAGATGTAAAAACAATACATGCAGGAGAGGATGCTTACCAAAAGATAAAAGATGCTTTTGAGGAGTGGCCGGATGGAGCAAGGGCAGAAATTGCAATCGACTGGAAAAAGCAAAACTTTGGGCATGTATTTGTTGCGCAAGAAGAACATGGACAGATAAGATTTTTAGATCCACAAAGTGGTGGAGAGTATACAGCTGATGTTTTCGGACAAGCGAAGGATGGGCAAACTTCGTTTTGGAGAATTGATGATAGGACGGTATCTGACAGGGGGATAACGGCGTGTAAGGAGGAGTAACTTGTATGGAATTTATGTTAGCATGTCAAACTGCTCTTAAGTATTTTGAAAAAGTAGACAATGACACCGGCTTATATAGCATAAGAGACGTTGGTGATCGTTGGGTTTTTTCAGGAGGCTCTAAAAAACCGACTGTTTTTTACGGAAAACAAGCTATTGCAATAAAAAAGGACGGAGAAGGAATCCTTCCGTTTCATTTGTTTGACGAGCGTAATTGGGAGTTGCTGGATCACGCGAAGGATATTGAGGTTCCGGAAGAGTTCCAAATCAAGTAGCGGTCGATATTATTTTATGAAGCATATATTACAAATGAGTTGGCCTACAGTATATGAAGACATTAAACCACCCACTACCCGGCGGGTGGTTTTCTTATGCCAGGAAAGGAGAACATATGATCATTACAGGAATGAGTCACTATGAAAGCGTATGCAAGAAGAAGCTGGTTGAATGGTACAATAAAAATCGCCCGGAGACACCGATTGAGCTGAGCAATGTCTTCATTGTATGGAGCTGCAAGACTCTCCAGAATTATAAGTGTCTGGCAAGCACCACGGTCAGCGGAGACGGAATCTATGCGGAGTATACATATAACGGCGATAAGCAGGAGTTGTACGAAGATGTGTATGGCAAGATTTCGAATGCCTGCCACACGGAAGAGTAAGTCCTAGAAAGCTATAGAAAAGCTATAACGAAGTCATAGAAAAGCTATAGAAATGCGATAACAACGCGTTTATTGAGTTAAGTAACACGAAAACGAGTTAGTAACTCAATAACGTGTTATTTTTTTACTCTTTTTGCCCGAAGGCGTAAAACTACGCGGAGACACCGGGATAACAACTGATCGGGAGACACCCATAAAACTGACATGGTGAGACACACCGAAAACTGAAAGGAGCACGAAGACCATGAGACTGAAGACCATTCGTTTTTTCGCACCCGATGGAAATGGCGGAGCAGAGCCGCCGGCAGGTGATCCTGCAGGAGGAGCTTCCGGCCAGAACCAGTAGGAGAACGGACAGAATGCCGCGCCTCCGAGCTTCGATTATGAGAAGCTGGCCGGTATTATCCAGGGCAAGCAGAACGTAGCGGAAGACACTGTGCTGAAGAACTATTTCAAGCAGCAGGGACTTTCCCAGGCGGACGCGGAAACTGCGATCGCTGCCTTTAAGCAGCAGAAAGCAGACTCTCAGCCGAATGTGGAGGCCATGCAGGCACAGCTTAACGCCGCGCAGGCCGAGAGCAGACGCCTGCTGCTGGAGAATGCGGCCACGGTATCCGCGATCGAGATGGGGATGGATGCCAGGACGATTCCGTACCTGCTGAAGATGGCGGATCTGACGAACTGCCTGTCACAGGATGGCAAGGTGGATGACGAAGCCATGAAGAAGGCTCTGAACCAGGTGCTGGAGGATGTTCCGGCGCTGAAGCCGACGGAAGGTTCGAAGCACGGCTTTGTCCAGATCGGGACTGGCGGAGGCAGTGAGAAGCCGGAAGGAGGCAATCCTCCGACTCCGATGCCGACAAAGCGATGGAACCGGTTTCATTAAACACGAATCAAACGAAAGGAGCATAAACAATGCCGAATTTAAACTACGCAGAAGCATGGAGTCCGGAGCTGCTGGAGATCCTGATTCAGGGAACTCTGACTTCTCCCTTTGTAACCGATAATGTAAGATGGGTGGGCGTGAAGACCTTCCATTTTACCCAGATGAGCACGACCGGCTTTAAGAATCACAGCCGGAAGGGCGGATGGAATACCGGCGAGTACACCCAGACGGATGTTCCCTACACGCTGGCCCATGACAGAGACATTGAGTTTCTGGTGGATAAGGCGGATGTGGATGAGACCAACTCCACCGCATCGATCCAGAACATCAGCCGTGTCTTCGAACAGACGCATGTGGTGCCGGAGACGGACGCACTGTTCTTCTCCAAAGTGGCTCAGGCAGCGCAGAAAGAGGCTGATTACCATTCGAGTACAGCAGCAGCCGGATATACGAAGGCCAAGGTCTTCGGGATGCTGAAGGACATTCTGAGCAAGGGCAAGCTGAGACGTTACAAGGCGAACGGTTCCCTGATTATGTATGTGACTTCCGCGATCATGGATGCGCTGGAGCAGTCCACGGAGTTCACCCGCAAGATTGAGATGACTCAGATTGCGGAAGGCGGTATGGGAATTGAAACCCGTGTTACAGACATTGACGGTGTGACCGTGATGGAAGTCATCGATGATGAGCGCTTCTATGATGCCTTTGACTGGGAGCCGGAGAAGGGCGGATTCCAGCCGAGAGCGAAGAAGGCGGAATCGGATACCGGAGCGGGCGATGGAGTGACCGGTGCGCACAAGATCAATGTTCTTGTGGCCTGCCTGGAGACCTGTAAGACGGTTCCGAAGATCTCCAGTATCTACTTCTTCGAGCCTGGCGCACATACCAAAGGTGACGGCTATCTGTACCAGAACCGCAGCCTGTCGGACACTTTCGTTCTTCCGAACGGTCTGGACGGTAAGATCGACAGTATCTTCGTCGATGTAGATACCGCGGAGACGACCTGATAAGGAGACAGATATGGCATATAAGGCGTATGTGACACC